CCGCGATGGTCATCCCGAACGTCCCCATGAGGCCGGCGATGGTCGGTGCGAGCGTCGTCGTCAACTCGGCCTCGGCCAGCGCCGCCTCGATCTCGGCGACCAACTCCGGGTGATTCGGGTCCCGGTACATGCGCACTTCCATCGTGCCCTCCATTCTGCACGTTCGCCGAAGTCTCGTTCACGCACTCACCTCGGCGTAGACGTGGGTCTTGCAGACCATCCGCTCCAAGCCAGCGGCACCCTTGCGAACTCCGGTGGCGACGATGACCCCGTCGTTTCTCAGATCGGCACATCTTTTCGTGGCCTGGTAGAGCTCGATCCCGACCCGGATCGCCGCTTCCTCGTCGGTGAGGCCCGAAGGCTCTTCGAGGTAGGCGGCGAGGAGACGGGCCTTGACGGTTCCGGTTCGGTAGGCGATGGCACGGGCGGCGACCTTGGACGTGATCGGGTCGGAGCCGCGTGCAAGCTTGTGAGGGAGCGTCGATTCCGGGCCGGTAGAGAGCGGGAGGAGCGACGTTTGCCCGGACATAGGCCCCCGGTGCCAGACGTACGCACGGTCCCGCCAGAAGCCCCGTACGGGCAGTTCTTGGTCGGAACGGCAGCGTTTCCGATCACCTGCGATGACCTGATGACGCTCGAACGTGTCCTGTCCGCCGAACTTGCGACCGCAAGCCGAGCAGGGGATGGCGACCTGACGGCTCATCAGTCCTCGAGTTCCCTGTCGTAGAAGCGCCGGACGATGACGTCCATATCGTCCTGCTCGTGGTCGTAGAAGTTGCTCGAAGGCGTGAAGACGATGTCGTCGGGGATCCCCATGAGCCGGTCGAAAGCGCAGCGGGCTCGATCCCAGTTCCCTCGGAGCTTCCATCCTGCGAAGAAGGCGAGACCGATGAGAACGAGCGTCAGACCATTCACGCCCGCGCTCCCTGATCAATGTCAACAAGGAAGCGCCCGATCTCCAACGCCGAGCGCAGCTTGCTCGCCGCGCGGCGGTCGGTGTCCGTAATCTCTCCGCCGTGGAGCAGCCGATAGATGCTCTGCCGATCCAGGGTTGCCCACGGCGCTTCGGTGTGCTCCTGACAACGCGGGCAATCGTCGGCGAGTCCGTCGGTGTGTGCGGGCGGGTGATAGGTGTGAGTCGTCACGCCGACTTCTCCGTCATGACCTTCCCGGCGCGGAGCGTTACTCGGATCGTGTGTCCATGTGGTTCCTCTGGTTTCTCGGAATGTGAATGTCGAAGGACGACCGTGCTCGGTGTGACTCCTTCGGCGAAGTTGAGAGCGATTAGGTGCTCGTGGATCACCAGAGCCTCCCCGCAACGAAACCCAGCACCAGGAAAGCCGCAGCGACCCACAAGATCACGGCAGAGGTGATGATGCTGGACTGTTCGGCTCGCGGTCCCCGGTACTCGGAGTGGCCCATCTCTGGTAGCTCGGCGTCCTTGAGCAGCTTGAAAAACGGCCCCCGGATGCGCTGCGCATCCCACCCCTGGAGGCCGTAGGTCGCCCCGTTGAACCAATCCACAAGTTCTTCTCGTTCTGTCTTCGTAAGACTCACGCCGACACGTCCTCCCGCTTGTCCTCGAACGCATGCATCACGTCGAAAAGCTCATCGACGGAAAGACTTAGCAGGTTCTTCACCTTGCGAGTCTCGGTTTCGAAAAGTGCTCGCGCTTGGAGAACGGCCTGCGTGTTGCCCGGACCCTCGCGAAGGGCTCGGATGTAGACGGCGGCTTGCTCTTGCTCAGGTGATACGGGGGAGCTCTTGTCGGGCACCGAAGCACCGCGACGAGCCTCCCCCGCACCATCCGGGGCCACGCCTTCCCCATACGCAGCCCCATCGGAAGAGGCCCCGGTGTTGGCCTCCCCCGACGTCGGTTCCCCCATCCCGGACGCTTGTGGACTTCCTGCGACCGTGCTTCCGGGCTCGAGTTCCCCCGACGCTTCCAGCTCTTCCCTTGACCATAGGTCGATCGCCACGCCGAATCGCATCGCCCCGCGACGGATGAAGTTCCCGATCGCTTCCTTCGGGTCCTTCCCGTCTCCGTATTCCTGACGGGAGACGCCACCGATCGTGAACGTCCCGAACAGCCAGCAGCTTCCGTCGACGACGAACCGCTCGTGGATCATGTACGTCCAGTCGTCGGGGACGACGCGATTCAAACGGTCGGTCACAGCGGCGTGTCCCACGAAGTCGAGCGCTGGTCGCTTCTGAGTCGCGGGAAGCTTCCCGATCTGCTCGGGTGGGAACTTCTCTCGGAGCTTCAGGTATGCCTCGGCGTAGCTCATCAGAGCCTCCGGTTGGAACAGGTCAGGCAATCCTCGGCGGGCTCCGTTCGATGGACGGGACAGAACTCATCCGTCGCCGTGAGGACTCCCTGAGCAGGATGATCCGCGATCACTTCGTCCAGTCCTCGATGGAGTGTCTCGGCTCGATGCTTCGCCGAAAGACGCGCCCGCTTGATATCGAGGACAACGCCCTCGAACACTTGACCGGGGGCGGTCTTACAGTTCCAAGCGTGGCGACGACGGACGCCGGAGGGACCGGCGTAGACCTCCGGGACGCAGCAGCCAGAGGCTTGAGTGCGGATAGGCTCCGGGCTGGACGGTGGAGAACCGTTACCACCGGATTTCACAGGTCTTCCTGCCCTTCCTACCCGCGCTGAAACCCCCGGCCGGATCGGTACGACCTTCACGTCATCGGAGTGGATGAGCGCCTCGAACGCGGCTTTCTCGATCCTTCTACGGGATGCTTCCGTCTCGACCTCGACACGCTTGAGGCTTCCATTTACGTAGAGAGCGAGTCGGCGATGCTTCGCTTTGTCGTCCTGCTCCATGGCGAGTTCGATGCCGGAGTCGCTCATGCCGGCACCTCGGCTTCACGACGGATACGGGAGAGGAGACGTTCGGAATGACGAGCGTTCCGTTCGATTACCGCGTCGGCGTTGTCCATCGCCCGTCCCGACTCGATGGCCTCGACCCGTGCGTGCCACTCCTTGACCATCCAGGCGAGGTGCTTCGCCATCTCAGGAGCGGCGGCGATGAGGCGAGCGTTAGCCTGCTGCTGCTCCTTTGGGATGCGACGTGACACCGCACACTCAGCGATGTAGCCACCAGACACGTCATCGAACACCGCTACGTGAGCCTCCTCACCAAGGCTCAGCCACGGTCCTGGTGTCCACGGCTCGCTCACGGGATGATTCCTCCGCGAATTGCCACAGCGACGGCCTGGCCGGTGGAGTGAACCCCGAGCCTCTTGAGGATCCGGTATCGATGTACGCGAACTGTTTCGTAAGAGATGTCGAGCATCTCGGCGATGCTCTGCGAAGTCAGGCCGTCAGCCATGAGCTGAAGCACTAACCGCTGCCGATCGGTCAGGTCTCTGATCCCCTGAGCGCTGTCAACGAAATGCCCGTGACGGGTGAGGACTTTCACGAGCTGATCGACGGGAAGCGAATTAGAAGTAGCGAGACGGTCACCCGAAGACGGCGCGGTCGCAGAAGTCTGATTAGCCACAACGACCCGTTCCGTTGCAGTGAGGGCAGAGCCCCGAGTGACAGACACACGGGCACGGCTCCATATGACCCAGTCCGGCCATCGGCAGGAATCCGCGCACGACACGTCCCGAGCAGTTCCAATGCCGTCCCGCATCACACGCCGCGGTCGGAAGCGGCGACACTGACCGGAAAGTAGCGGGACGGCCATCCCCGGACGGGATGACAGCAGAGGGGGTGTTGGTCTCTCCTGTCTGATCGAAGGGTGACCGTCCCATCACGCCGCTACTTTTCCGCCAAGAGAAGAAGGGCGTGACACTCGGTTGCGAAACAGCCTTGCAAGAATCCGGCGACGCTCGGGGTCGTAGCGGTGGATGTGCTCATCGCAGAGCCACACGCCGAGGTAGCAGAATCGGCCGTGATCGCCGCAGTGATGGCAGGCGCGACTCACGAAGCGACCTCTTCCTTCGGGATGAAGAGATGACCGACCGAACAGTCGAGTCCGATAGCGAGACGAGCGAGGGTGGCACCGCTAGCCCGTCCCGTCTTCTCGGCTCGCCGGATCGTCTTCTCGGCCAGACCGGAGGCTCGAGCGAGCTCCGATTGCGATAGGCCAGCGGCGAGGCGAAGTTCTCTGATCCGCAGCATGGGGGGGACAATAGCCGTCCCCGTAGGGACGGTCAAGTCTTTCCGCCAGGAGATGTTGCCCAATCTGCGGAATCACCTGAAGGACCTACAGCACGGCAAGACTTGCAAGGTGGCCTGTGGGCGGTCAAGATGTACCGGATATGGCTACTAGGTCTGAATCAGCGGAACCGCAAACCCTGGCTCAGGCAATCCGCGCCGCGAGGAAAGAGCACGGCTGGTCGGTCCCCAAGTTCGCACGTCTCCTCGAAACGCAAGAGAAGAACGTGCGCAATTGGGAGAGCGGCCGGAACCAGCCGAGCCACGTCCTCTACGCTCGCATGTGCCTCTTGTTTGGGTGGCCGCTGCCGTACTCTAGCGACCGCGCTACGGGGAGGAAGCGCGGTCGGCTCGATCGTCCGACCCCCGAGCAGACGCTCGACCTAGCCCTCGCCTAGGACTCGGCCCGTGCGAGGGGCTACGGCATCACCACCCTTTCGAAGGATGCGCCATGACGCACCCGTACCAGAAACTGGGTGGGTCGGTGGAGCCAACTTGGAGGATGGGGATTCTCTCGCGCTCGTGCGGGACTGGTACCGGACCCTCCGTGCCCGCGATCTGGCCGAGCAAACCCGGCACTACTACTGGCTCGGGCTCTCGGGACTCCTTGAGCACCTAGAGTTCGAGGTCCACGTCCTCGACGTGAACGAGGGCGACATCGCATCCTACCTCGCTTCGATCGGTGACCGCTCATCAGCCAAGGTGCTCCGGGCCAAGGGGGTGACGAGCTTCTACAAGTGGGCAACGCGGCGCGGATACCTGCTCCTCAATCCCATGACGGAGGACATCACCCCGCGCCGCCGGGAGCCCTCCCCGATGGTCCGGTTCGAGCTGGAGGAGATCACCCGCTTGCTCATCGCGGCTTCCCTGCGAGATGAACGGCGGGCCTGGGCGATTCTCGCGTGTCTATCCCTCGGAACACGTCGAGGGGAGTTCGTGCGCATCCGGCTTCACGACATCGACTGGATCCGGGAGGTCGTCACCGTCTTCGGCAAGGGAAGGCGATATCGGAAGGTCGACATTGGCGGGTGGGCTGCCGAAGCGCTGCGGGAACTTGAGAAGACCTCGGACGGTGAGTGGCTCCTACCACGCCTCGTGGGTCACCGAGGGAAGGGGTCCATCGCGCCCAACACGTTCGGCGATTGGGTCCGAGAGGCAGCTCAGGACTGCGGGTTCCCGACAGGACGCAAGCAACGCTCGCACACCCTCCGAGCAACGTTCCTCTCGATGCTCGCCGATGAAAACACGCCGGTTCACGTGATGCGGGAACTTGCCGGCCACCGTTCCGCGAAAACCACAAGCGGCTATCTGGCGCTTGGCCAGAGACGAACGACGAAGGCGGCGGTGAGCGTGTTCGGCGGGCTTGCGCCGAAGGACGACCCGACGTAGCGTTCCGGCCATGAGGCGCAGTCTCGTGGCCATCCTCGTTCTAGCCGCATGCGGCTCGGATCCTCCGGCGCCCGAACCCACCCACCTACTGCATGGCACGCTGCAAGCGCCGGCCTGCGGGGATGGTTATGACATCTTGAACGCCAATGTCACGCTCCGAGACGATGAGAACCACGTCATCGGCACGGCGACGACGGTCCTCGTTGACCGCGAGCTCGGATTCGCCGGGATGGTGGAGTCCTGCACGTCGGAGTTCTCCATCGATGACGTACCAGAACGGGACTTCTACCAGATGAAGATCGGCACCCACGACGGGCCGACGTACACACTCGCTGAGATGAAGGCGCAGGACTGGGACATAAGCCTCTCGCTGGACTGAGAACGTGAGAAAGCCCCCCGACCGAAGTCGAGGGGCTGGGGGCCGCGCAAGCTAGAGCAGGATGTGCTGATAGAACCATGCCACGAATCCGCCGAGCACCACCGCGAACAGCCACCGAGGAACGAACCGCTTGATGACCTCCGTGAGCGGCGGTCGGTCGTCCTTCCGGTTCTTGAGCGAGAGCCACTCCATGTAGCCGAAGGTTCCCGCAGAGCCAACGGCCCAGGCGACCCAGATCCCCAGCCAGAGCGGGCTCACTGAGCCGCCCGTTTCAACGACACGACGTAGGTGATGATCGCTGGAAGGAACGCGGCGAAGATCGCCACCGCACCGTAGACCCTCGGGGGAGCCCCGAGCGCCGCGCCGATCGCGGAGATGGCACCCCCGATCCCTCCGACCGTCTCGGCCGGTCGCTGCTTAGCTTTCTTGATGGGTGACTTCATCCCTGTTCCTTTCTGTTGGTGATCCCCAGTGAGAACACGGTCTCGATCGTGGGTTTCGGGATGTGCGTGATAGCCCGGAAGCCATCGGGGATCTGTTCTTGCGCAACGTGGATGAATCCTTTGTCCTCCGCCACGATGAATCCGACGGTCCGAACGAGGTAGTCAGTGCGAGGAGTGGCGGGCTCGTCGAAGTCGAACCAGGCATCCTGCCAGGTGACGATGACGAGAGGATGTGTCACCCGTAGAACACCAAGGTCACCCAAAGGAAGCCACCGCGCCGTACCACGCCGATTCCGACTCGTCGGAACCTCGGTTCGAGGATCACCGCGCGGTGATCCGGTGAGGCCATGAAGGCTCGAAACAGCGCTCGGAGGTGACCAACGAGAGCGGCACCAACGATCTCGTCCGCGACATCGAAGGAGATTCCGGCCCGCTCGAGCTTCCGTGCAAGATGCGCGGTATGCCAGATCCTGCCGGCCTCGGCCATACGCCGACTGTGTCGCTCGGCTAGGCGTGACGCCTTCCAGCTCATCTCGACCGTTTGCAGATCACGGACTATCCGAGCGTGGTTCGTCCATCGCAACAGTCGCCGCTCATGCTTGCCTGCGCTCGCCGAAGTGGCACTCAATACGAGGGTGAATACAAGAAGAACGACGAGGGTCCTACTCGACCAGCTGGATCTCACAGGATCCATCGAATTGATCTCCCGTGTCGCCGAAGCACCGGTCGAACCCATGACCTCCGATGAGGAAGTCACCGCCGTTATCATCGGCACCGAATAGGTGGTCATCTCCCCAACGACCGCGGAGGACGTCGCGCCCATCACCTCCGACGATGGTGTCCTTCCCACCACCACCGCGGACCTCGTCGTTACCCCCGCGACCGTTGGCGAAGTCGTCGCCCCGCCCAGCGCAGATCTTGTCCGGCCCCTCCGTACCGTTCAGCACATCGCGCTCCCCTGTACCGAGAATCGTGCATGTCCTGTGCATGGCGGCTGGAGAAGGGGCGGCGAGGAACAGCAGAAGCAAACTAAGGATGAGGGTTCGCTTCATGGTCGGCACTCGGGTGGAAGGGGTGGGATCTCGAACGTAATCGGAATACCGAGCTCGACTGCGACGGCACGTTGTGCATTGAGGCCCTCGATGCTCTGCTGGGCGACATGGCACGAAATCTCTCGAAGATCACCCTCGACCTGCGCACTCACACATGTCGGTCCCAAGATGGCCGCGGCGGCGATCACCGGTACGGCGATGAGGTTGAACCAGCGGATGAGTCTCCCGTTATGACTCATCCGATTCCCAGCCAACGAATCGCCGATGCTCCGCCCGAGGCCGCGATGACCGTGATGAGCAAGACCCAATCCTTCTTCTCAAACCTCTTCTCCTTCTCGACCTCTCGTAGACGTGCCTCAAGGTCGGCCGTGTGACCGATGAGTGCTTTCACGTCACCTCTTATTTCGAGGAGGAGGTCATGGTCGTCCACTCACTTCGCCTTGCCTTCCAGGCTGTGCTCGTGCGGTCCCGGCGTTCCCGGTGCGGGCGTCTTCGCCGCCTTCTTGATGTCATCTGCCACGTCATAGCCGAGCACGAAATCGGCAGTCGGATTGGCCGGGAGCGACTTACCCTTACGCCGTGCCCGGAGCCCTGCCTCGAAGTCTGCATAGCCCATCTCGTCCCCCAGTTCTCGCTTAGCCTTTGCGGTCATCGCTGCGGCGTCAGAAGGTTCACCAGCGAAGTCGAAGTGCTGCCAATCGTTGATCGGTGGACCGAGCCACCGGAACCCGTACTCGTGGTACAGCACCGGCACCCAACCGAGGCTCGGATCTCCGCCGAGCTTGGATTGGCTAGCGCTCGCCCCATACGGATTGTCGATCGAGTTGAAATCGACCGCCAGTCCCCACGAGTGATTCGACGGGATCTCCTTGCCGTTCGCATCCTTCGCGCATGTCCCGTCCGATTTATGGGAGCACCGACACACCGCCCCCCAGCACTGGCCGGTCTTCGGTGGATAGCCGCGCCGGATGCACTCGCCGAGGATCAACTCGAGCAGATCGTGAATGTCGCGATGGACACGGCCGAATCCCACGCCGTTCGCCGCGACGAGTGGCACCCATGCCTCGGTGGCACAGTTTGGATAACCGGGACCCCAACCGCGGGCATCGGGGCGAGCGTTTGGATACTTGAAGTCGAACAAGTCACCGCCCCCCGTTCTGGTCACGGCGTCGAATCCGGTTCATCGGACTGACCGCAGCGAGCACTTCCCGCGCTCGAGCCCGGCGGCGTTCTCCCAGCCAGGGCCAGACCATCGCTATGAACGCCTGGGTATCCTCGAATCCCGAGGTCTGCCAGACGTACTGTGGCTGCCACGCCCGCCCATCGCTACTGTGTCGCTCGTAAGGCCCATAGGTGCGTCCCACGGGCACCCGCTCCGCGAACAGGAGCAGAGTGTCGACATCGGTAAGGTTTATCGAGGCCGCAGGCGAGCAATACCCCGAAGGCTTCCGACGTTCTGAGAACGAGCCTTCACCTTCAAACAGCCCACCAACCCAAGCCATGCAGGTCGAGAAGTCAAAGCTCACGGCTACTCTCCTCCTACTTGCGTTTGTTCTTGCCGCGGCGCTTCGGATGACCGAATCCCCTCTGCGCTGCCTCGATCAGTTGCACCAATGAGATCGGGGACTCGATCGCGAGTGTGGCGTGGTCCTTGCGGTACTCGGCACCGTGAACCCTCAAGGGCTGGGAGACGCCCATGTCCCAGTCGGCCACATCGATCACGTCTCCGGGCAGGATCGCCAGAGGACCGGCCTGGTGACGGGAGCGGTAGACCTCTACCCGGCCCGCCCATCTGGGAAGCGAGTAGCGACCGATCATCCGCTCCGCGACCGCGTTGGCGAGCGTCGAGTTGGGCTGCGGATCGGAGAGATCGTAGTCGATCACCTTCAGTTGACCGGGAAGCGGATCCGGGTCGGCATCAACGGAGACCTCTGCTGGTGCGCCGGCCACAGTCTCGTAACGGATCACCGCACGATTGAACGCTTCCAGCGGCTTGAGCTCAGGCCTAGCCGAGTAGGAGCGAAGAACCTCCCAGCTCTGGTCACCCCAAGGGGCGTATTCGAGTCCCCTTGCGATCCTGCGGACGAAGTGATCTTCGAGGTCGGCCATGTAGATCAGAAGCTCCGACCACTGCTCCGTCCACAGGAGAGGAAGAACGTTGGCGGCGGTGGACTGCACACCGTCGACGTTCCATCCCAGAGCCTCGCCCGTATGGGTCACGACGTCGGAGGCCGACATGTCGTCGTCTGCCGCGAGGTCGTTGACCCGAAGCGAGGTCAGCCAGGTTCTCAGCCGGGTCGCGAGGTTCGAGACGGTGCTCGTGCAGTGAATCTGAGCGGTGATGAGGTCGTAGTCCCCTCCGAGCCCCGTCGCGATCTTCTCGGTGCCGGTCGGGTTCGCCGCGCCCCATGTGTAGCTGTCGATCGTCGTGAACGAGCCCGACGGACCCTGAGCCCCACGCAGACGTAGCTCGAAGTTCGCGTGATCCCCGGACTTGTTCATCACCAGGGCGGTGCGGGTGAAGTGTGCTCCGGGCACCCAGATCAGGAATCCCGCCACATCTGCGGTGGTGAAGTCCTCACCCTTCGGAGCCCGGAACTCGAGCTTCCCCCCGGCGTGATTCAACATGAAGCCGTCGTTGAAGTTGTAGTTGTGCGGGTCGGAGTCGGCTTCTACCCATTCCTTGGCGCCGCGCACCTGGAAGCATCGGACCTCGGATGCCGCTTCGGCCTCCGCCCAGGGGCCGACAGTAGAGATCTCAGCCCTCCCGTCCTCTCCGAGGTTCGGGGAAACCGGGAGCGTCCCCTCCCAGATCTGGAGATCGCCTTGTGTGTACACAGCGACCGGCGCTCCTTGCGAGATGCCGAATGGATGCGCCCGGACATCTCGCGCTTTGATCTTGAACGAGCCTGTCTCATAACCCCCGTAGGCAGAGGAGCGCAGGGACCAGTCCTCATCGACATCGACCGGGACTCCGTCGATGGTGAAGTACACATCGGGCACCTTCCTCCATCCCTTCTGTGCGAACGGCCACACGACCGGAGAACCAGAAGCAGCACCGGGAACCAGAACGATCGGGGGAGGCACGAGGACGACCTCGAGCATCATGGCGAAGAAGCGCGCCTCGGGCGCCCCATCGCCGAACCCAAGCCGGCCTCGCATCCCATTCACCTTCGTCCGATCCCAGCCGCCGGTGGGACGGTCGAGCATCTTCATGCGGATGGCGAGGGTCGTGCCGGGGTCGTCGGCTGCCGTTCTCAGGTCGGGCGTCACCGCCGTCCCATCCGCGAGGACGATCCGCGAGACGGCAGAGTTGGTGCCGAGGCTCCCACCATCTCGGTCCGTTGCATAGCCCTTCACGTCGACGGGCGTACGGCTGCCTGCAGCGAGGTCCGCGAACGTGACCTCGACGTAGTCGGCGGTCGCGGTGCCGATGTCGCGGATGTAGTCACGCGAGGCATCGGCCGTGGAGATCTCGAGCTCGACGTCGTCAATCAGGGTGTAGGCGTCCGTCGTCGCGTTCGTGATGTCTGTCCCGGTGGCAGAGCGCTCGAGCTCGTCCGCCGCGTTGATGTTGTGGGTGCCGTCGCCGGTGGGATAGAGGCCCTCGATGTAGCGCGGCCCGATTGGGTAAGGCTCGCTGAGGACGCCGGATGCCGCATGAGACAGCACGAAGTCGTCACAGAAACGCGCGAAGTTCGTGCTGGCGTTGCCGTACAGGACCTGGGTGCAGTCCGCCGCCGCCTGCGCGGGCGAGACGGTGCCCTCCGTGCCGTCCCAGCCGCCGCCCTCCGGCGTGACCCGCGCCTTGATAACCGCGGGATTGACCGTGGTGTCCACGCTGACGTCGAGCCAATACCAGACTCCGGTCGAGAGGGAGGCCGGGCCGAAGTCCTGCACGAGCGAGCCCGTGATGGAGAACACGCAGAACTTGCCGGTGAGCCGGTTGTAGCCGACGGCGAGGGCGCCGTTTGCGTTCGTAAAGTCTAGGAGGGCCTGCTGGTTGTTCCCCCCGACGGGAAATCCCTGGAACTGCACCCCGATCCCGGCGGCGACGACGCGGCCCGTCATCTCGTGTCCGCGGTAGCCACCCGCGGACAGGTCGAGCGAACGTGAGCCCGCCCTGACCGTCGTCGTCGAGATCGCGACGACGCCGGCACCGGGACCGTACACGCCGAGCGGCGACGTGGTCGTGCTCCCGTGCTCGACGCCGTCGATAATCGTGAAGGCCATCTAGGGCCGCCTAGGTGCCACCGATTACCCCGAGTGACGTGGTGCCAAGCGCCCGGAGATGCTCAGCGTCCGGGCAAGTACCGATTCACCGTGCGTCGCCCCAGAGTGGACCTCGATGTCGATCGGAATCGCCTCAAGCACCGAGCGTCCCGGAGGGGCATACAGCGGCACCCCACCGGCAGCTCCGAGATAGGAGATGAGATTTGCAGAGGAGTCCAGCTTCATCAGCAACGCCTTTTCGGGGTCGGTGCGAAGCTGCTCGGACGAACCGAGATAGGGCTGGAACTCATGAATGATCCTGCGAACATCGAGGTACTCGCCCGCTGAGATAGCACCCGTCACCTTGATCTGCGGTTGATAGCTCTTGGCGGTGACTGAATCGAACTTCAGCACGATCTGAGACACCTTCGAAGGCTTACGCGAGGGAAAGGAACGAGAGACGGAATCCGTTGAGTCCGTGATGTTTCGCACGAGCGCGGTGAAGTCCATGTCGCCGTTGCCATCAATGCGGAACGTGAGCTTGTGTCTGCCCACCGGCCATGCCAATCCGCCGACCGGAGGAGTCCCCGCAGCCTCCGTGGCGGCGTTCAGACGGATCCGGTTGTTGATGACGGCGCCAGCGGTTAGCCCTGCAGGGTTCGTGGGGGTAACGAGATCCTTGCCCAGCCAGGACTCCCTTGAGCCTCCCGGCACCTCCAGCACCGTAAGCATGTCACCGTGGTCGGGATCGGATCCGAACAGCGAGACCACGTCGAAGCGGCAGTTCCCCGAGCCCGTTTCTCGCCGTGCCCATATCTCCAAGCCCACCCCGGCCAAGGTCTGCGCCGTGTCCTCCGGGACATAGATGGTTCCCAAGGGCACGTCGACGTAGGAGAAGCTGGTCGCGTCCGACCAGTCCAGGGTCACCTCGACCTCGGAATAGGAAGCCGGGTCGGCCAAGGATGGCGCCCACCGGAGCTGCACCACGAGCTTCATCGCCGCCGAGGGCTTGAGACGCACCCACACGTCGTGATAGCTCCGAAGCGAGTCGAGCAGAGTGGTTCGGGTCAGCCTCACCCGGCGGGCCATCACGGTCGGATCCATGGTGAACGTGCATTCCGCCACGTTCCCGCCCGAGCCTGCGGCATCGGCGACGGAGGTCGTGTTGGTGCCCAGCGAGGTGGTCCAGCCGTTCCCGGTCGTGTCGCATTGGGCGAACCGGGTCTCGTTCAGGTACGACGTGAGCGTCCGATGCCCCTCGATGCCGTCCGAGGCCCTGAGGCCGATGAGGACCGAGCCGATTCGGGGGCTGCCGGCCTCGGCCTGCCCGGTGATCTTCACGGGTGCGGGCATGTCACCAGGGTTGGAGATCACCATCGCCCGTCCGTTGGTCCCGGCAGGGTCGTTGGTGATGAATTCGGCCCCGGTGCGAAAGACCGAAGCGACGAGTGTCCCAGTCTCGAGCTGGGAATCACGGAACTGGGAGACGGTCGCGTTCGTGCCGCCCGTGTAGCGGATCGAGATCCGGACGGAGGTATCGCCCCCGGCCACCGTGCCCGTGACCGTGTAACGCGCCCAGGCCGTCCCGGTCACCGTCGCGGTGGCAAGGACGGTGGCGGAGGCGAGCGAGATGAGGCGGATCTCCACCGTCCGGTCACCGGAGACTTTGCGGGCGTCGATCCCCACCGAGATCTGCGTTCCCGCCGAAGCGGTGTAGTCACGGTGGATGAGATCGACCGCGCCCGAGTGCGAGATCTGAAACGCCTCGGTCGTCTGGATCGTGTGAGTCCCCCCGTCCAGGGTCCACCCGTCCGGCGTCCCGTTGCGGTCGGAGTCGGCGAGCATCGAGGCGTTGGACCACTTGTTGACGGCCGGATCGAGCTCAGCTTCACGGAAGAACGGCTGCCGAAGGAACTGCAGGACTACGCCCTCTGGGGTGTCAAACAGCACCGTGGCTTTGTAGATGGAAAGCTCTCGCCCGTCATGGAGAACGGGCAGGTCGGAAGGTTCGACGTCCACGTAGCGAGTAACGGTGGAACCGTGGTCGGACCAGCGCATCACGCAACCCGAGCGAAGGTAGCGGGCGACGCGCTCCACGCCGCTCCGCAGTCCGTCCGTCGTTGTGGCGCCTCTGCCGAACCGGACCCCGATCTTCGCTTCCGTCAGCCCGAACCGCTGCTTGATGACCGCTCCTCCATCGGAGGCCGGCGGTTCGAACCTCGAAGATTGCGCGGGCGGCCGTCCCCAGTCCGGATTGCCGAGGATCTCGGTCTGCAGACTGTTGGGGTTGTTGGTCCCCGTGGGGGAGTTCAGGTCGAAGAGGACAGAGGTCAGGTCCTGGTCGTCGACGATCTGCAGGACCGACGCCATCAGGAACCTTCCTTGAAGATTGCGTTCACAACGGCGTTGGTGACTGCATCATTGAAAGGTCCCGGTCCCGCCGAACCCGACCATGAGTAGGCCGCGTGAATGTTGAAGTTCACCCGCCTACCATCGATCTCGTTCAATGCGCTTTTCACATTTCGAAGCGCGTCGGTCACTCGGTCGATCGCGGTCTTGTTCGAGCGAACGTTGCCCTCGATAGCACGCCAGTCCGAGATGATCGCGGAGCGTCCAGCCTCGGAGTTGCGGACGAACGCATGGATCGCGTCGGGGCCTTGGGTGAGGAGCCACGCCTGAAACCGCTCCGGGATCCCTTTGAGCTGTGCAAAGTTGTTCAGATCATCTTTGAGGGTCTTCGACTTCTCGCGCATCCGATCGATCTGCCGTCGGAACTGGTTCGCGGTAAATGCCCACTTCGCGCTGAATCCGGTCATCGAGTTCACCGCACCAGCGAAGTCGGCCTTTACATCGGTCCTGAAGGTAGCGAGCGCCTCCTTGCTCAGGTTCGCGAACCGACTAATCTTCCCCCCGGTCTTCGTCGTTTCATCACCGAGGTGTTCCATTTGGAAAGCCGCGAACTTTTGACGGGCAGCCCAACCTGCGGCTATCTCTTGGTTGCGCTCTTCCTCTACCGCGAGCTGGCCGAGTGTGGCCCGCAATCGAGTAGCACGAACATCCACCCCCTTGAGCCCCTCTGCCGCCTCATTGACTCTCTCGGTCGCCACCTTGGCCTCGACACCGAGATCCGTGAGTCCTCGCACGGCCTCCTCTTGCGCAGATTCAAGGCGCGAATAGGCCACACCGAGACCTACCGTGAGGCCGATAAGAACGGTGAGCGGAGCACCCAATGCTCCCAGCGCGGCCATGAACTCAGTCGTCGCAATCTGAGCAGTAAGAGATGCGCCCGCTAGCGTCTGAATCTTGACCGTGAGCGCGGCGAGGAACGGGATAATCCACCGAACCGTGGCGAAGGCGGCGAACGCCGCGAGGAATAGGCCAGCGTTGCGAGCGGCGAATCCGAGAACGGGCGTGACAAGCTTCAGGACCGGCAAGAGTCCGCGAACCATCGAGACGATGAACCGGCCGAGCTCCTCAAGAACGTTGTTCAGCTCGTTGCCGAGCTGCTTCATCTGGCCAGCAAAAGTCTTAGCCTGGGCCTGGGCGGCACCGCCGAACTCGGTGGCAACCTCCTTGAGGATGATCTTCTGCGCCTCGAGGAGCTTGCCTTCCTCGACCAGCGAATTGATCGTCTCCTGAGTCGCCTCGTTGAAGTTCACACCGACCCGGCGCAGCGCAGTGATGCCCTTGATGGGATCGTTGAGCGCCTTGCCGAGCTGGATCGATGACGACTTCAGGTCTTGCCCAAGTGCCGTGGACATGTCCAGCACGGCTTTGGTCGTCTCGGGAAAGATGTTGTGACCGATGTTCGTGAAGGTCAGCAGCAGATTCTCAGCGGAACGGACCTCTTCGTCCGAGAAGGTGGTGAGGTTCTGCATCTGAATCGCGAGCTTCGTGACCTCTGTCGCGGTAACTCCGGCGATGCCTTTGGTGGACTTCAAGACGGCGTTCGTCTGCGCGATCGCGGCCTCGGACTCGTTGAAGGCCTTGACGGCTTGAACCCCGATCCCAACCGCAGCTGCAGCGCCAGCCACCGCAAACGCGGGGCCGAGCGCCTTGACGCGCTGGCCCATCGAGAGCGTTGCGGCTTCTGTCTGACCCTTTGCCTTCGCGAGCTGTGATTGGTACTGCTGGTCGGCGAGATAGAGCGTGACAACAGCCGATCCGATCGCGGAGCCGCCCAGGCCGCCTAACGCTGCGCCAAAGAACCCCACGCTAGGCATGTGACATTCGCTCCATAACCCGTTCCAGGTCAGTCGTAACCTTGCCCTCGACCGACTCCTCGGGCTCGATGGGCTTAGGCTTCGTGATGAGCAGCGCGGCACGGAGGTTGAACGCCATTACGTCGTCCTCGAGGCCCGCAGCGGGGTCAATACCCCAGTGCTCGCAGACGCTCCGATAGATCGCACCTTCGTCGGAGAGCGCGAAGCGGGCGATATCGTTCGCTGTCACGCGGATGTCTCGCTCACGGCGGGACCAGCGGAACCGTTGCCTTTTCCCGGCAGCTCCTTCTTCCGCATCACGTACGGAACGAGCTGGAAGAAGGCGGCATCGGAGAACTCGAGCACGTCATCCGGCGTGAGCGAGGCCGGTTCGCCGTCCAAGGACGTGACGCAGGCGGCGAGATGCACCTGGAGTGGTTGGAGCCAGTCGGGATCGTCGGACTCCTCGGCCATCGCCTTCGCGACGGCGGCGGGATTGTCGACGAGCTCGGGACGCTGCTCGAGGATCTTCTCCACCGCGGGCATGGGAAGAGCTCCCGTCGCGAAGGACTTCCGCAACGGGAGCAGCTTCAAGCCGACTTCCACACCGCGTTCGTGTTCGTAGAGCTCTTCGCCTTCGAGGGTGACTGTGCCGGAGCTTGATTCCCGTGCCTTCTTCAGGAACGTGCTCATAGAGAACCCTCCTCAAGGGTTTCCGAAGGGATGAGGGCGAGCCTGTTGGGCAGGCTCGGCGTCCTCGGGGTTGACCGGCTACGCCGTCAGGGGGCGAGCCTCTAGTACGCGGCGGTGACGTTGTTAATGAGCGTGGGCTGGACGTGATCGCCCGACATCGGCTTGAACACCGCGAGCGTGATCGTCTGTGCGAGAGCCGAGCCATCCGGGTTGGGCACAGCGGCCGCAGCCTGGAACATGACGGCGGGGATGTACAGGATGAACTGCGAGTCAGCGGAGACGGAGTGCCTGAAGGTCAGCTCCAGGGCACCGCGGACGATCGTGGAGGAAAACGACGTGCCCGCCGCGGATCCGAAGAACGAGGCCCGGTAGGTATCGAGTGCGACGGCATCCCAGAGAACCTCAAGCGTCCCGGTGTTCGCGAGCTTGCCTTGCGAGAGGTTCGTAACGGTCATTCCCGTCGCGGTCGGTTCGGGAGAGGCGTTGCGAGAGACGTTCAAGGAGTAGCTGCGAACGTTCGTCACCGAAACGGACGGGTTCACGTTCGGCGTGTCAATGTCGAGCTCGATCTTGGCGTTCGTCAGCTGTAGCCCGAACCATCCGGCAGAGAGCAGATCGGCCACAGTCGCGGGGAAGGCCGCGGTCGTGGCCCCGGTGACTTCTTGACCGAGCGCGGCTACCGAGATTCGGAGCGGCCCACCCTCGGCGCTCCCTGAGAATGTCAGGCCAGTGATGAGACCCTTGCCGAAGGTCTGCTCGTAGTTGATCCCGGCGTCGGTCCAATGGGAATAGAACGCCATCCAGGGTTGCACACCACCCAACCCCGAGAAGGCATGGTTGCGGGTCGGTGCCACGCCGGTCGCGGTGTCGGTCGGCCACATGCCCACCAGGACCGTCCCGAGTGAATCATCAAAGGCCGGGAACTCGATCGCGTCTGCCTGCCACCACGACGGACTCTTGTATGGGTCGCCCTCGATGGAGGCCGCGTCGGTGACCTCGATCCGTCGAAGGTCGAAGCGCGGCGCGAGATCCGAAGAGAACACCGGCAACGAGTAGGCCGCCGTCGCTGGCACCGTCGCTTCATTGATCTGCTTCGCGAGCCCGACTAGATACGCATTCGCTGGAGTGACGACAGGCATTACTCCTCCTTGGCCTTACGGGCGTGCTTCAGCGGATTGGCTTTGTCTGCGACGAGCCGATCGAGTTGAGTGGCGAGTCCCTCATCGAGCACCTCGACGGTCTTAGCTCCGAACTCCACGCGCATCTCTTCACCACCGACGATCGTGGAGACCTCGGTACCCTTCGGGGCATCGTAGGACGGCATCTAGGAGAACTCCTTCGCTCGGTGAACTTCCACGCCGATGGCAAACCAGCGTGTGCCGGTTGTCTCGGGAAAGAGAACGCCCGTGTACCAGACCTTGTAGGTGTTCCCGATCACCTGATTCGCCCATTTGTAAAGGCGCTCGCGAGTCGCGTTGTGCAGGTCAAGCAAAGCCTTCGCGGCGTCTTCATCAGAGACCTGACGCTCATCTTCTTCCCGATCGCCTTCCCAGTAGGCGATGACATAGGACTGGATCAGCTCATGTGAGGCCGTCGTGAACGGTTGGGCTCGCTCACCCTCGGGATCGGGCCAGACCGCGAGATGCCGCTCCCCTTGCTCGGCCTGGAACTTCTGCGGGTCCCAAGGTGCATAGAGATGCGGAATCGCGTCGCGTAGTCCTGCGACCTCTTGAGAGAGATCGGCGTACAGGAAGTCGCAAACCTCAGACCAGTCGCTCACCGGAACGCGGCCCGACGACGATAGAGCGCCGGCCAGGCACCGAGGAGCGGCTTGAGGGTGGGCTGCGCGTCCATACCCGGATGGCGAACAGGCCCAGTCACGAACCGTCCATCAGCCAGCCGCAGGACCCGACCTTCCTTCGGCTCGATGATGTGCGGCCCGACGCCCTCCTCGAAGAACCCCACGCGGGGATCGGAGGAGGTGACATCGGCCCTCGTCCCGACGGTCTTGAACCGAAGCGACTTCGCAACGGTCTTGGAAGGGAACCGAGCGACCGCGAGTCCAAGATAGTCTCGCGCCGCCGGAGCGACCGCAGCTCGCAGACGCGCCGTCAGGGCTTCGGCATACCAGCGAACCGTCATCCCACAACCACCGGGAAAGATCTGCTGTAACGGCTAAAGATGTCATCGGCCTCCCGGATGCCTGTCTGCATCTCCTCCGCCGCCACAAAGGTGTACGTCGCATCTCGAGTGTCGAGCGTTCTCGTCTTGCGGAGCTTCCCATCAGCGGGCTTGAGGTAGTCGTAGACCAGCAACGCTACGAGACGTTTGATGTCGTTCGGCGGCGCGGCCCATCCGAACTTGCCGACGAGCCGAACCGTCTGGGTACCCATCGGCCAGAAGTTCCCCACGGTCTGGAGCGTCTTGCCCTCGATCACGTCGAGGTAGTCGAACTTCCCCACTAAGACCCCAGCCTCGATAGAGGAATGCAGACGCCAGAGCGTCGACGCTTGTGCGGTGAGGGTGCCGTCCGCCGCGCGAGTCGAGACCGTCGTGAGACTTCGGATCCGCTTCGGGATGTACAGCCTCGCGGTCCCTGAGCCATCGATATCGATCGTGGTATCCGGATCCCCACCAGCCGGCTCGAAGTCGTCTTGGAGCTTGTCGTTTACCCACAACTCAACGTCAGCGATCACCGCGTCGATCGCGGTCGCGTCTCCCTCGGCCTCGGTGAAAGTGAGACCACGGGTCCAGGACTTGCGACCCTTGATCGTGAAATCGGCAGCGGCGATGTAGGCCATCTACAGATAGGCGTCCGCAGTCAATGTGACGTTGGTGTTCCCGTTGCCCGTCTGCGCGGTGACGAGGTTGCCCGACTCGAACGTGCCCGACTTGAGGATCGGCATCCTAACTCGCTTTCTTCTTGCGTGGTCGTGTCACCTGACGCTTCTCGCCCGGAGCGGCGGTGGCCCGCTCGACCTTCGGCTCCTCCGCGTATCCAGCAGCGATGGCCGCTTTTCCGAAGCTGTCTTCCACGGTCACGATGTCACCGCCGGCAGGAGGCTTATCGAGATGAACGAACGCGCTCGCGTAGAGCACACGTACCTTCATGGGCTTCTCCTTCCAGTGCATGGGGGAGCCCCAACGCTCCCCCATGCCTCCTGGTCTGCTACGTCGCCGAGTTGCGGTAGAACTTCACCGCACCGCTAGCGCCGTTCACGACCTGCTTGCCATCCGTTCGCAGGATGATGCGGAAGGCGACGAGGTCGTTGCCGAATCGGAAGTCATCCGACCGCTCGAACCTGACGCTATCGACATCGCGGATCGTGTAGTACATCGAGAAGTCCCCGAACGCGATGGAATAGGCGTTCGCCGCCATCGCCGCCATGTTCGGGTCCGTCACGACCGGCTTGCCGAGCAACATGTCCGGCTGTCCCGCCTGGAGGCCCGGCTGCCACAGGAAGTTCCCTGCGGTCGCGCCGCTTCCTTCACGGAGCTTCCGAACGATCGCGGCCGACAGGTCGTTCATCAGCCACACGCCGCGAGTGCGATATCCGGAGATGACCGAGTGGTACAGGTCGATCAGATCCTCACCCAGGACCGTGAGCGTCTGCCCGGTCGCGCCGGTCTTCCCGGCGGTCGGGGCGTTGGCGACCCCCTGCGGCTGTGCCGTACCGGTCCCGGTGACGTACGCGGTCCCGGTCGCGGTTCCGACCGCGATCCCCGCTGCACGTGCGATGTAGCCCAGCAGATCGATGGCCGAGTCCGCGACGAGCTCGTTCGACACCTCGATCAGCTGGCCGTACTTGTAGGCGTTCAGGGTGATCTGTGCGAACGCCGGGTCGTTCTCCAACAGGGCTCCCGCTTCAGCGACGAGGGTTGCCGTGCCGTGACCGGTCGTCTTCGGGACCTTCAGGTCTTCGCCCGAAGATGTGGTCAAGATTGTCGCTCCGGTCTGACGGACCGCGCCCATCTCCACGAGGTGCTCGTAGAGCTTCGCCACGAATCCGACCGGGACGACGTCAGCACCGGCAGCCGCCGAGAGCTTGGATAGGTCGCGGTACTCCACGCCCATCCGACGAGCGTGCTCCCGGTCCTTCACTGCCTGCGGGATCTTGAACTCGATCGCCTTCGGTGCCCAGGTATCGGAATCCGGTGCGGCTGCCTTGACGAACGCTCTCATGCGCTCGTCGTCGGAGTTCGCCTCGCCAGCGATACCGTCGGGACGGACGATCTTCTCGAACTGCGCCCGCTGCTCGTCCATCTCGTGGTTCGTCTTCTGGAGCTCGAGCAGATAGCTGATGCGCTTGGTGCGGGTGTCGATCTCGGTGTTGATGGCCTGAGACTTCAGCTCATCCTCACCGGCCCACGTTCCCCCACCGGCCTCGACATCTGCCACGAGCCCTCGGAGCTGCTCGACGAGGTTCAGCTTCTCCTCGTGCAGCCTCTGGATCAGCTCGTTGGTCGTGCCCACCTTTCGATCTCCTCTGCCTCTTCGGAGAGGGCCTGCTCGAGCTCCTCGAGCCGCTTCCTCTTCTCGTCGAGTACGGAGGTGTTCCGGCGGTCCTCCTCGGATGCAGCGGCACCCTGATCGGGGGTGCTGCGGTCCGGAGAGGACGGTGGAACGGCGTTCGCACCGTTTCTCCACACCTGGAAGGCACCCGCGTTGCGGATACCCGCCGAGGTGGCTTCATAGGCCGGGAACGTCACCGGCCCGAACTCGAATAGCTTCAGCTCCTTGATCGTGCGCTCCTCCATTCCGTCTTCTCCCTCTCCCCATTCCTCTCGGGTGACGGAGAAGCGGAAGCTCATCCCATCCAGCGCTCCGGAACGAAGCAGCGCCTTCAGGTCGGCGTTGTACGACGTGTCATCGAGCGGCGTCTCGGTCCACAATCCCGCCGAGCGAGGCTCGATCACCGAGGGCTTCCCGAGAGGCTTGTCACCGATCTGAGGATCGAAGCCGTGGTTGAACAGCACCTTCACGCGATCCCGTGATTCCTTGAGGGTCTTGTCGAACGCCGCCGGATCGATACGCTCGCGGAACCTGCCCTCCCACGAATCGATCACCGTCCAGTCATTGAACGTCGATGCGAACCCGACGAGGGTGTTCCCATCTCCAACGTCTGCACGGGCGATCGGCATCGGGACCATCCGGATCAGGTCATCCCTCGGATGGTCGATGCGGTCCGGGTTGATCTCTGACATATGTCCCTCCAGGTGTGAGCGGGCAGCGGATTCGCTCTTCAGATTCTGTGTCTGTGGCAGGCGCGAGAGGGCATTCCGGGTCCCGGCGGCATTCGGCCCTTTGCCGAGATAGTGATGTGGAAGCGCCCAATGCTGACGTTCATCGGATTCACCGATCGTCTTCTCGCCGGCGCAGATCGACCGGTAGTCCGATGCGGTCTCACAAGCCGACATCGCCCGATTCCCATCCCACGCCGAGTTGTCGACCTCACGCTTCGGCATCTGCGTCCCCTTCTCGTTCGCATACAACGCAGCGAGCTGCTTCTGGGCTTTGACCTTCGTGTCGTGACAGCCCGCGATGGAACCATCCGAGTCTTTGATCACCGCCCAGCCGTCGCATCCAGAGGCCGCGTCACTGAGATGCCACGGCAGCGGGTTCCTCTTCCTGGTCGGGCCGCGGTGGTGCCGTGCTCTGCGAAAGGGTCAGCATGTTGGCTGGTACCAAGGGTTCATCGAGACCGGGGATAGGCGGCAGCTCCTCGAGGAGGCGCACACCGTTCCGCGTCTGCCAGCCATCCAAGATCCCTTCGTGATGGAACGCTGAACGTGCCGCCATATCCCCACGAAGCAGACCGTTCACGTTCCACTTGATGAACTGGCCTCGAGGGGTGAGTTGGTTGAACGCCGATTCGAGCCTCACGAGCCACGGCGTAATCGAGTAGGTCACAAACCCGATCGACTGTTGCTCGATGCCGGTTCCCCATGAAGTGGACTTCTCGACATCACCGATCATGTGCGGCGGGACACCGAACAGACGAGCGATCTCGGAGACCTGGAACTTCCGGGTCTCTAGGAACTGCGCCTCTTCGGCGTTGATCGAGGTGTCCTTCCACGTCGCACCGACCAGGATCCCCGGAGCGTGCGCTTGGTTCGAGCCGGCGTGGTGACGCTTCCAATCCTCCCGGAGCTTGTCGACGATCTCCGTCGTAGCCTGCGACGTACCAGGAGGGATCTCGATGATCCCAGGGGGCTTCTGCCCGCTCCCGAAATGTTCAGCGCCGAACTTCTCCGTCACCATCCCAAGCCCGATGGCCTGCTTCGCCAATCCGATGGGCGAGAGTCCTCTCAAGCCTCCATCCGAGAACGCCTTGATATGTAGAACATCCCCGTCCGGGGTCGATGGTGAGAACCGACTGAGGCGCTCGTCACCAGCCCAGATGAAAATGGTCTTCCCACCTTCGCGCCGTACCTGGACCTCGCGGGGATTGAGCGTCCAGCACTCGGCTGGGAACCCCATCGCATCCCGACCGGTGATGATCACGAAGGCGTTTCCATCGAGGTTCAGCGACCCCATCACCCGCTCGGTGAACTCGAACCACGTCGTCTCCGGGTTCGGCATCCGCAGCCACGAAGGCCCCGGCTCCACCGGTTCGGGTATTCCGTTCCGCTTGCGGAAGACATCGGCCGGCAGACCGGCGATCGTTTGGGACAACAGCCGGACGCAGGCGTACACCGCGACGAGCTGTAGCGAGTTGGACTGCGAGACCGACACCCCTGCGTAGACACCGGTGGACTCGATATCTCCGCCTTGGCCCCAGAGGGCCATCTTGTCGATCGCCCGCCGTTCCTGGCGTGCTCGCCACCGCTCCCGTAGACCCAAGATTCAGGCTCCCAGCGAGACAAACATCGGCGGCTCGGGTGCCGCTTGCGTCGCTTGATGCGCCGCCAAGGCGAGCGCGATGAGCGCGCGATTCTCCGGTCTCATCACGAGACGCCAGCCCCTTTCGGTCTGCTTCGTTGTTCCAGCGAGGACGTGGGTCCTCAAGTCTGGATCCCCGTCATGGTGAATCTGCTCGGTGTTGATCAGGCGATGGAGCGTCACCGAGGCCATCGCGATTCGCTCCGGTCGATGAGGCACCTCCGCCATGGGCAAGCCCTGGTCGATAAGCAGATCAGCGGAACGGCCGAAAGCTTGGTTGTCATAAGCGACCTCCCGGATGTCGTAGTGGCGCTGGAGTTCCAGCAGCGTCCGCTCCGTTGCCTTCAGGTCGGGATGTTCTCCGATGATCGCCCGTGCGGCGACCTCTTCGCCCCGGCGAGCGACGATGGCGACCGCTCCTTCGCGTACCGCCACCCATACCGATTCATGGAACTCCACCCCACCGATGTCGACAGCGAGCCGGTCCCAGGTCGCAGGATCGAGCCATGGGGACTCACCGAAGGTCCAGATGCCACATGCGAATCGGAGCCACTGTGCCCGGGTCGTGGACGGTGAATCCCGGCGGCGTCTGAGTTCGGCGATGGTCTGCCACGGTGCGGGGTTCGCCTGCTTGACGAGTTTGAGGTTGTCGACGTCGTCCTTGGGATCCAGCCCCCACTCGATCAGCGCGAACGATCCATCAGAGGAGGTGTATGTGCGGCGCTTCTTGAGCACCTCGAGAGCCAAGGCTTGAGCTCGTGCCCGAAGTTGCCCCAGCGGGGAATCCGCTTTCGCTCCCGGCGTGCTGATTGTGATCATCTGCCCGTGACGAGGCCCCAGACCGTCCCGGAACACCCCATAGAGATCGCCGCTCGGATGCCGGTGGAGCTCGTCCACGAGGGCGAGGGTCGGGATTACACCATCGGCAGTGGCGGCGTCAGCAGCTAGCACTCGGATCCGACCTCGCTCGAAGCGGATGACCCGGTAGCCGCCCTTCACGTCGAAGACACCTTCGTACTCCGTTGGCAGGTGCCGATCACGATTGGGCACCGGATGCCGATCCAGCCGTGACCGCTCCACGAGGCCCGTCGCCTGGTTGAAGAGGATCGTGGCCTGGTCCCTCGAGGAGGCCCCGATCACACACTCGGCGCTCTCGACCATGAGCAGGTGATACAGAGCCAACGCGGCGAGAAGGGTCGTCTTCCCGTTCTTCTTCGGGAGGATGATTACGAGCTCGATGACCCCGGCAAAGTAGAACGCCAGCATGAACGCTTGGAAGGCCCCGAGCTTGAATCGGCTCCCATCCTCAAGCACGAGGAGCCGGCAGAACCGCCGGAATCCCTTGAGTCCGTACGGAAGCGCTCGGATCCGCTCTATCTCCGCTGGATATGGGGGATTTTCTTCCCGGATCTCTGTAATGCTAGGTCGTGTGTCTACCCGGTGAAGTTTTGACCTCCCTACCGCCGAGCCGCGCGGCTGCGCGTGGTCTTGTCTACGTGGCATCGATGGCACAGTCCTTGGAGGTTGGAGCGCTCATCGGTTCCTCCATCTACTACCTCTCGGATGTGGTCCACCTCCGTGGCTAGAGCGCCGCACCTCCTACAGCGGGGCTCCTCTATGAGCACTTGTCGCCTAATCGCTGTCCATGCCCACGTTTCGCGGGGTCGACCCTCATGATTCCAGCAGCGTGAGCGCCCCGAAATCGCCGGTTGACCACAGACGATGCAGGTTCTCACGCCGCTAGGTCCCCCTTGCCTAAGTCTTCATGCCCACGACTAGGCGACATCCAATGCGGCCTTGAGATAGACCAAGGCCAACCCTGCCGCCACGGCACACAGCGCCCAGCCCTTCTGCACCGCTGCGATTACGGCACCGACGATGAAGGCGATCTCAGCGATGACGACTTCCACGTTCTCTCCTCAATCTCTCGGCCATCAAGAGGCACCACGCCCCGAGCAAGGCAGCGGCTGCGCCGAGGGACATGCCGAGGGTGAGCGACTCCATTTCAAGTGCCAACATCAAACCTCCTCATGCCGCGAGGTCTTGCCTAACCCGGATCTTCAGGTGGTCGGAGTTGGGGAACGTTTCGATCGCTCCGCCTGCGAAGGTGACCTGCCATTCCCCGAGGTAGTCACCGGGCGTATCGGTGTTCGATGCGGTCGGGGTGTAGGAGACCTTGCCTAACAAGGCATCGATGATGGTGGCTGCGGCGTTCACCTTGGCCGCTGCACCACCGGGGGCGTACATCATGAACTTCACCGAGGCGCCGGTCAGCACGACCACGGCACCCGTTCCGTCCTTGAGCTGATAGGCGATGGCGGGTGAGGTGTCGTTCGCCTTCACGTACCAGTCGGGAGCTTTACGTTCCCAGCGCATCATGACTCTCCACCTCCGCCGTCCAGCCCTTCAGGGCGAGAGCGCGTTCACCCGGACCGAAGGACCTGAGCACCTCCCACGGCACGAACCCGTCACCCAAGCGATACGCCGTGAGCAGACGGTGGACGTTGGCGTGGCCCGTCTGGCAGATCGGCACGACGTTGTCGTTCGTCTTCGGTCCACCCCAGCTCATCGGCCATACGTGATGGAGGTCAGACTCAGTTGGACGAGGACTGTGGTACCTGTGGATCGAGCAAGCGACCTCGGCCATCTATACCTCCGTTGCGCTGTTCGCTCCCACACCGATCAGCTCGGGACGATTGGGATCTCTCAGAGGCTCGGCTCGAGTCGGACCCTTCACCGGAAGCCCCAGAGGACCAGTGGATACCGTTGTGGTCACCGTCTGGCCGGCGAGCGTAAGGGTCCCAGACGATAGGACTGCGAGGAGCTGGGTCGCGAGCGTCTGACCAGCCAGCGTCAGAGCTCCCGGAGTGATCGTGGCGATCTGCAGAACTGAGAGGGCCTGACCGGTGAGGCTCAACGTGCCGGGCGTTACCGGCGTGTTGAGCGAGGCTTGAAGCGTCTGACCGGTGAGAGTCAGGCCACCGGGGGTAAGTGTGGCGGTTACGGCTGCGGACGCGATGAGCGTTTGCCCTGCGAGAGTCAGCGCGCCGGGAGTGACCGGCACCGTAATCTGCGTAAGAAGCGATTGGCCCTCGAGGCTCAGCGCGCCGGGAGTGAGGGTCGCCACGACCGCCATCGAAGTCGTGAGGCTCTGGCCTGCCAGCGTGACCGCGCCCGGGGTGACCGGCGTGGTACGGGAGGCGTTCACGGTCTGCCCGGCGAGCGTTACCGTTCCGGGGGTCAGGACCGCGACCACCGCGATCGAGGTCGTGAGGGTCTGACCGGACAAGGTCAAGGCCCCAGGCGTCAGGATAGCGACCACGTCGGCGCCCACAGCCGGTACATCAAAGCGTTGGGCGATGAGGATCGGCGGTCCTAGACGGATCGGCAGCAAATCGAGCTTCGGTTGAAACGATGCCGCGACCGGCATCGCTGCGATCTCAAGCGCGATCCCGACCATGGTCGTCGTCGCGCTCTGGGTCAGCCCGATCGTGGTGCTGAACTCGCGCTTCCACTCGACGAACATCCCGGCGTTGGGAGTCGCGCCGCCGGGGCTCGCAACCTGTCCGTCGTTCTCATTGACGAATGCCGCGCCGTTGGAGGGGATCCCGTCGACGAAGTTGACCGCGCTCATGTTGACGTCCACCCCGAAGAACCCGAGCACGGCACTCGGTGCCGCGCCGGGGTTCAGGGTGAGCGTGAGGTTGTTCGCCGACGCAGTCCCCGTCGCCACCTGAACGACCGCGTTGACCCCGTTCGGTCCAAGCTCAAAGGTTCCCTGAAGCTGGATGCCGATGATCGTGCAGCCGGTCTGAGCGTCTGCGTGGGTTACGGAAACCTGAGTACTCGTCGGCGCGTCGGACTTCCCTCGCCACGCGGTCAAGGTGTAGTTGCCTAATGCGACGTTGCTGCCGATCTTTTCGAACGTGATCCCGTGCGCCGTGACGCCCGTGGCCCCACTCGATCCGCCGGTGTCACGTGACAGCACCGCGTAGATGACGACGCTTCTTGCAGCGGGTTGCCACGCCGTCCCAAGCGTGTAGTTCTGGATGTTGCTCGTGCTGTCGGCCGATGCACCGATCAGGATGTCGTCGTTGTCGAAAACTGAGCGCGGCGTGCCACTGGCACGGATCTCCACGAAGGAGATGTAGTAGTCCGAGCCGTTCGACCACGTGACCGAGGGCTGAAGGCTCGCCCCGCCCGACTTCCAGACGTTCCACAGAAAGAAAGCCGTCGAGTCGAGCTGGAATCCCTGGAACTCGGTGAACCCCGTGTCGTAGCCGTTGGCGACCTGATTCGGGTTGACCCGCATTCCCAGGAGGAAGCACCCGTTGTTCGTGAGGTCAGTGAACGGGTTGCCGAATTCCTGGGTCCCTGTAGTCGCAGTCCCCGACTTGAACACGCCCCACTGCACCTGCGAGAAGGCCTCGGTGCCATTCGCACCGGTCTCGGCACCGTCGACCGAGAAGAACGTCCAGGCGGCCTCCAGCATGTTGTCGGGCCATGTGATCGTGAGGGCTTCGGTCGTGCCAGCCTGTGTGTAGCCGACGCCCACGTAGGTTCGTTTGGAGAACGTGCCCGATAGCGGGGTCCTCGACTCGATCGTCCACGTGACCCCGCCACCGGAGATCGTCGGGTTCGCGGGAGGCGCGGCCGTCTCGCGCTGGCCTACGATGTTGAAGACGATCAGCTTGCCGTTGTAGACCGACCAGTCGACGCTCGCGGTGGTGAAGGCCGCCTGAGTGGCTCGTTGCCCGTTGGCGATGATCGCGGTTGGGTTAGAGACCGCCACTCACGGCCCCTTTCCCTAGTTCAAGGCTTCGAAGAGAAGGCCCGTCGTGGTCATCGTCTCCGCGGTCGATCCCGACCGCGCCATCTGGAACGTCAGTGCGTTCGTACCTACGGTCGTGTCGATGGTGACGTCGGCTGGTGCCGAAGATGGGAACAGGTTGGGCTGGGCGGTAGAGAGCTGCATCGCGAGGTCGCCTACGAAGCTCCCCCACATCCGCAGGGTTCCGGTCGCACCGATGGCGCGACACTGTGCATACCCCTCCATCATCCACGTGATGTTCGTCACGGAGGCGACCACCGCCCTAGCGGCGCCGGTCACGATCGCCGTCGGCGCGTCACCGGAGCCGTAGGCCATCGCCGGCGTCAGGTTGCCTGGCGTCGTACCGGAGGTGAACTTCCCAAACGCGGTGAGCGAAACGACCTTGCCGACCCACCAGTAGTTCGCCGGCAGGAGCGTTCGGGCCGGCACCCATAGGGCCTTCTGCGTCGACGCGAGGGTGATCGTGGCCTCATCGACGACTACGTTTGGCTGTCGGAGGTCCCGATACTGGGTCCCATCCGCCATGTCATCATCCCCCTAATTCGACGCGGAAGGTGCAAAAGTCGACGAGGACGGCCCCGGACTCGTCTCCGCGGATCGTGGCCGTCACGCGCCACCAGCCTGGATGATCGAACAGGTTCAGCATGTCGGACAGGCGCGAGGCATCGAACTTCCCGAGCTCCGTGTGCGGCGGGACGTTCTGA